CGAGGAACTTCTGGCCCAACGATACCGCCAACAGGGGATGAGCAAGGTTCACTTCTGTAAAGAATGGGACTACATGGCAATTCATTCCAGGTCGCCGGAATTTGAGGCTTGCTTGTGTGACGTCAGCCAGCTACCTTGAGGGCATGGCACACATTCTCATCTTGATCGCGCCTTGCAACCTCAGCTATTGGCTGAAGTCGAATGAGGCTGACATTCACTGGGTCCAGCTTGGCACGCAGAAAGGTGCTTTCACGGACGGACGACGGTTTATCTACCGCGTCACCGAAGGAGACTGGCTGGAACGCCTGCGCGGCGTTCGTATCAGCGAGTTCAAAACCACCGAAGGCGTGCGGCTGACCACCTTCGAAACCAGCGCCCTCCAAGCCATGATGCAAATGTCATGAAAGAAATTCTGCAATTTCCACTGACTCCGCTTCGCAAGCTGACCTTCAAAGAAGCGGTCGGAGAGGTGAGCAATCGGCTTTCGCTCCATCCAGTCGATGAGTATCAAGAGCCTCAGGGTCTCATCGTCGGTTACGATCAGGACGGCGACATCTTCATCCTCAACTTTGGGCTTATCAAGCGAGAAACGGCGCTCTGGCTCGGGCACCAGCTTATTCGTCACGCGCAAGGCGAAGATATATCATGACTCAGTATCCCGATAACGTCATTTGGAAACCGATGCCGGGCAGTCAGGAAGCATTCCTGTCTGCCACTCCGATCTTTGAAGTATTGTTCGAGGGCACTCGCGGCGGTGGTAAGACCGACTCTCTCCTCATGTCCTTTTGTATGCACGTCGGCAAGGGCTATGGGGCAGCTTGGAAAGGCATTCTGTTTCGGCAGACCTACAAGCAGTTGACGGACGTTATCTCGAAGACGAAAAAGTGGATCCCGCAAATCTGGCCGGACGCGAAGTTCAACCATTCCGAACACACTTGGACGTTCGCAACAGGAGAACAACTCCTGTTGCGGCAATTTGCCAAAGACCACGACTATGACAACTATCACGGACACGAATATCCGTGGATCGGCTGGGAAGAACTCTGCAACTGGCANAGTGACAGCGGCTACAAACGAATGTTCTCGACCTGCCGGAGCTCGAAAAAGGGAATGCCGCGTATGGTTCGCGCGACAACGAACCCTTATGGGCCTGGACACAACAACTGGGTGAAGCACCGTTTCAAGCCCAACAGCATGAATATGATCGTCCGTCGCGACATTCTGGACGACGATGGCAACCAAGCACCGACCCGTCTGTCAATCCACAGCCATATTGACGAAAATATCGCGCTTTTGGAAGCAGACCCCGACTACAAGCAGAAAATTGCGGCTTCTGCACGAAATGAGGCCGAAAAACGCGCTTGGTTGGACGGTTCTTGGGACATTGTCGCTGGCGGCATGTTCGACGACGTCTGGGAGCCGAAACACAACATTCTCGTGCCTTTTGAGATACCTGACAATTGGAAGATTGTCAGGTCATTTGACTGGGGAGCCTCGAAACCCTTCTCTGTTGGGTGGTGGGCCATTTCCGACGGTTCAGACGTCCAAATGCCTGATGGAAAGTGGAAATCCACCGTGAAAGGCGACGTAATTCGCGTTCGAGAGTGGTATGGCAGCACAGGCAAGCCCAACGAAGGGCTGGACATGCTCGCTTCCGAAATCAGTGAAGGTATCGTCAAACGAGAACTGGAATGGGGTTGGAGACGTCCTGGAGAGAATTGGTGCCGTGTGAAAGCCGGTGTGGCCGACTCTCAGATCTTTGCGGCCGAAAATGGCAACTGTATCGCCACGGACATGAAAGTCAAGGTCCGAATGGACGATGGTTTCCGTTATCCCGGTATCAACTGGAACCCGGCCGACAAAAGACCGGGAAGCCGGTCCACAGGCTGGACCCAAATGCGTCAGAGACTGAAAAACGCTCATCCGAACGTGAAACTCGTGAAAGACGAACTTCGACTCTATCCTCGTGAGAAACCCGGCCTATTCGTATTCGACCACTGCTCGTCTTTCATCGAGACCATCCCTGTGCTTCCTCGTGATGAGGACAACATGGACGACATCAATACTGATGCTGAAGATCACGTTGCAGACGAGACCCGCTATCTCATCCGATGGGTGGCAACTCCCGGTTCTTCTGGGACCACCGTTGGATATCATTGACAAATAAGACTTGCCAAGGGCGATGTCTTCAGAGTAGGTTGACAAGCATGACCAGCACCCTCGCATCACAGCATCCAGAGTACCTTGCAGCAACCGCTGACTGGACCCTCATGCGGGACGCCTACAAAGGCGAGCGCACGGTCAAGAACAAGGGTGTTCTGTATCTCCCGATGACCACGGCGCACATTCGCGACGGCGCAGTCAACAACGCCCTGTCGAATGGTTTCAAAGCCTATCAGTCGTACAAGCAGAGAGCGCGGTTCCCGAACTTCGCTCGTGAAGCTGTGCAGATGGCAATCGGCATGATGCACTCTCAGCCTCCTGAGATCAAGCTGCCGAAAGCCATGGAGAATATCAAGTCGCGCCAAGGCGAGACCCTCCCGGTTCTTCTTCGTCGCATCAACACTGAGCAGTTGCTGACTGGACGCATCGGCCTGATGGCTGACCTGCCGACCAATCCTGCTCCCGGTGAAGACCTGCCTTACCTCGCGACTTACACCGCCGAGCGCTGCATCAACTGGGACGATGGTTCTGTTGAACAGCTTGTGCCGCAGAAGTTGAACCTCGTCGTCCTCGATGAAACTGAGCAGGTTCGTGTCGAAGGCTTCAAGTGGGAAGGGAAGGACAAGTATCGCGTCCTCCTCTTGGGCAATGAGCGGGCCAACGAACCCAAGGGCACCTATCGTCAGGGCGTGTTCGTGGACGACCTTTACAACGAAGCTGGTCTCACTCCTCCGTCGTGGCGTGGAACTCTGCTGGAAGAAATTCCTTTCGTGTTCATCAACTCCTGCGACGTGACTGCTGACGTTGATGACCCGCCGCTGCTCGACCTCGGAAACATCTGCATGGCGATCTATCGCGCTGAAGCAGACTATCGCCAGAACCTGTTCATGCAGGGTCAAGACACTTTCGTCACCATCGGTGGCAACTTCGATGAAACCGATGAAGTGCGCGTCGGTACTGGTTCTCGCCTTGATCTCCCAATGGGAGGCGACGCCAAGTACGTCGGCGTGAACAGCAATGGTCTCAGCGAGCAGAAAGAAGCGCTGATCAACCTTGAGACTCGTGCGAGTTCCATGGGAGCCCAAACGCTGGACAGCACCTCACGTTCGCGTGAAAGCGGTGACAGCCTGCGCATCCGAGTTGCTGCTCGCACCGCTGACATGAACCAGATCGCTGAAACCGGCGCGACTGGCCTCGAGCAAATCCTGAAGATCTGCGCCAAGTGGATGGGTGAGAACCCTGAAGAGGTCAAGGTCCAAGCGAACAAAGAATTCGGTGAAATGCCGCTCACCGGACAGACCATGGTGGAAATCGCCACGGCTCGGAACCTTGGCTGGCCGATCAGCGCCAAGTCCATGCACGATCTGTCGCGGAAGCGCCGCATGACCACCAAAACCTTCGAGGAAGAGCAGGCCGAGGCCGAGAAGGAAGACAAAGAAGGGTTCGTGTTCGGGAAGCCAGAAACTGGCTCCAACACAGCCATTCAACCGAACGACCCGAACAACCCGAACGGCGACGACAAGGGTGGTGACAAAACCAACGGTCAAACCACGAACCCATCAGGGAGAACTCCGAAATGACCTTCTGGAATGGTTTCAAAGAATGGGTGATGATGAGTTTCCAAATTCATCCCATCTATACCTGCGCGCTCATTGCAGGTTCCTTCGCTCTGGGCCTTCTGCTCGGGTAACATAACCAGCCGAGGTGATCTCGGCTCATATAGGAGAACGGATATGGATCCGCTCGAACTTGTTTACGAAAAACTCGATGCAGTGCCCGAAGCATTCCGTGGCCTCTACACGGAGAAAGACGGCAAGGCGGTTCTCACGCACATCAACGGCATGAAAACCCCGCAGGACGTCGCCAACGTCCAAGAAGCCCTGCGCAAAGAGCGTGAAGATCACGGTGCCGCGAAACTCTCGCTCAAGGCATGGGGCGCGCTGAAGCCTGACGAAGTTCAATCGAAGTTGGACCGCATGGCTGAACTTGAAGCCGCCGCTGGCGGAAAACTCGACGAAGCCGCGATGCAGAAGATCATCGATGCTCGTCTTGGGCAGAAGACCGCACCGCTGGAACGCCAACTTCGTGATCTGACTGCAGAGCGTGATACTCTGCAACAGGAAGTCGGAACTCTGCGCGGTGGAATGGAACGTCGCGACATGACGGACGTGGTTCGTGCTGTGGCGACTGAAATGAAGGTGCTGGGAACGGCCATCCCCGATGTGGAGATGGTTGCTTCGATGTATCTGGAACGCGACGCAACGACTGGCGCTTTCATCGTCAAGGCCGACGCGAAGGGTGTGACACCCGGAACTGACGTCAAGGGCTTCTTGAAAGACATGCAGAAGATCCGTCCTCACTGGTGGCCCGCTTCGCAAGGTGGTGGTGCTGGTGGTGGTGGCTTCGGCGGTGACAACGGCGAGAACCCGTGGTCGGCCAAGGGCTGGAACCTCACTGCTCAGGGCAAGTATGTCCAGGAGAACGGTCTGGCGAAAGCCCAACAGGCGGCAGCGGCTGTCGGCTCCAAGGTCGGCGCGACCCGTCCTCCTGTCACTGCGAAGTAAGGAATGAGATCGGCCCGGTTGAGTATCTTGCTCCCGGGCCGTTTTCTTTACTAAAAGCCTGTTGTAAATCCTCCCGGCTTGAAGTAGCTTACATCAGTTCTTGATGGCGTGGGTCATCAGCCAAAATCCCGCGAACGTGGGTTCGCCTCCCCCAGTGCCATGAAAGGAAATCAAATGGCCGCAGGTCCCGCGACTCGGGTTGGCGACGTGATCGTCCCCGAAGTCTTTACCCCCTACATGCAGAACCTGACCGAGGAAAAGTCTCGCCTCGTGCAGTCCGGTCTCCTGATCCGCTCGCAGCCTCTGGACACCCTGCTGGTCGGCGGTGGTCTGACTTTCCAGGTGCCGTCGTGGCGCGATCTGGACAACGATGCTGAGCGCGTCTCGACTGACACCTCGGTGCCGTTCGCTGCTGCTGACGCGGCCATCCCGGCTGGTCAGGCTCGTCCGCCCAACCCGCTGAAAATCGGCTCGCTGAAAGAAATTGCTGTTCGCATGAACCGCAACAACTCGTGGTCCACCACTGACCTCGCAGCGATCCTGGCCGGTTCCGACCCCATGAACGCGATCGCTGACCGCGTCGCCGCTTACTGGGTCCGCCGTCTGCAGGCTGCTTTCATCGCGACCTGGAACGGTGTCATCGCTGACAACGCCGCCAACGACTCCGGCGACTATGCCAACGATATCTCCGGCGGTGCTTTCATCGACGGCGTGACGAACTTCTCTGCTGAAGCTTTCCTGGACGCTGCCCAGACGATGGGTGACTCGCAGGAAGGTCTGGTTGCCGTGGCCGTTCACTCGGTCGTGTACAACCGGATGCAGAAGAACAACCTGATCGACTTCATCCCGGACGCCCGTGGTGAAATCAACATTCCGACCTTCCTCGGTCGCGAAGTGATCGTCGACGACGGCCTGCCCCGTACCGGCTCCGTCTACGATACGTGGTTGTTCGGCTCTGGTGCGACTCAGCTCGGCGTGGGCACTCCGCCCGTGGCGACCGAAGTCGAGCGCAAGGCAGGCGGCGGCAACGGTGGTGGTCAGGACGTGCTGTACTCGCGCGTTCAGTGGTCCATCCACCCGACGGGCCATGCCTGGATCGGCACAGCCGACGAAGGTGGTCCCGCCAACACGGGCACTGCGAACTCCGACCTGGACGAAGCGGCCTCGTGGGATCGCCGCTACCCCGAGCGGAAGCAGATCAAGTTCGCTCGCTTGGTCACTCGCGAAGCGTAAGGAGTAGGGGGCTTCGGCCCCCTTCTTCCAACCCTTCTGTTTCGAAAGGAAACATGATGACCAAAGGACTTCCTCGCTCTCTCGGTCGCAGCAATGCGCTGAAACAAGCTGTCAAGAAGATCAGCCTTGAAATCGATCATGATATCTCTGTGACGGCCACTGGTGCCGCCATCGGGTTCGGTTCGGTCGTTCTTGGTGGCCTTCCGGAAGCCTATCTGAAGATCCATGCTGTCGCCATCAAGGTTCAGTTCCGCGGCCCGACTTCTGCGAACCTGACTGATACGTGGGACGGTGACTTCGGTGTCGGCTCCACTCCGGCTTCTGATGCAACCATCACTGCTGGCGATGTGGATTTCATTTCCAGCACAGCGATCGGTGCTGCAACTGCTGAACTGTCTCCGGTTCTGACCGTCGCCGACGGCGTCGATCTGGTTCTGGACAACACCGCTGGTGATCTGGAACTGAACCTCAACCTGCTCGTCGATGCTGCGAACATCACTGATGACACTGTCGTCATCATTCGTGCCCGTGGCGTTCTCGAAGTGGTTGTCACCACGATGCTCGACGACTAAGGCAGAAGCCCTTCTTGGGCTTCTCCCACCACCTGAACCCAAGAGGTAGATACAATGGATATCAAAGAAGCACTCGGTCAGCTTGACCCTTTCAACGACGAACAGTGGACCGACGCTGGTGTGCCCGCGACGAAAGCTGTCAGCGAGATCGTCGGCAAGACCGTGAGCCGCAAGGAAATCACTGACGCTGCCCCGAAGTTCACGCGTGAAAATCCCGACCTGTCGGCTCTGACGGACGAAAAGCCGAAAGTCGACGAGCAGCCGACTGAACTGGACGATGATCCGGAACTCGACACTTCGCTTCTGGAAGCGTTCGCCCAAATGGAGCCGATGCTTCCTGATGAACTGGCCGAGAAGGTTCTCAAGGGCTTGCCCGTGGAACTTCTGCCGGAAGTCGAGAAGCTGCTGATCGAGCAAATGGCGGAACTGGCTGTTCGCCAGAAGGAAATGGACGAGATCAGCCGCAAGCTGAAACTCAGCCTCGCCACGACCCGCGCCTGGATCAAAACGCTGATCCCGGACATGACCAACCAGCAAGCGATCCAAGCCTACATCAAGGCGTCGGCCGAAAACCGCAACGCGAAAGCGAAAGCGATCAAGGACGCGCTCGGCGGTTTGAAACCGTCAGATCTGATGAAACTCGATCCTCGCGCTGCCATCGACCGGGCCTTCGCTCGCAAGACTGCTCGTGGGGGCCAGCGCCCGACGAGGTAAGCTATGAGCATCGTTCGCAGCCCGGAACTTGGAGGTCTCACGGACAGACGAGTCCGGGCTGCGATGTTCTACAGCAGAAAACGTCGTCTTGAAAGAAAGCGTGTTGGTGAGATCATCACAGGAACTCCACCTGCGATTGGCACTCTGACCAATACAAGTCTTCTTTCATCTGCGATCACCTGGACTGCCCCTGATGAAGATGGACAAGATTTCGTCTCCAGACAGATGCGTGTGAATGGTGGTCAATGGGTTGCTTTTAATTCTGGACAAACCGTCTCCACTGGAGAATTGTGGACTGTCCGTGAATTTTTGCAAAACAGTGACTGGGTCACAAAGATCTTCACCAGCAACACTCGGGAAGTGACAGCATGACCTTCATCGTCGAAGACGGATCTGGCATCTACGAAGCGAATGCTTACGTTGGTCGCGGTTTCGTCAGCAACTATCTTCAAAGTCGCAATCGTGCTGCTGAGTGGACAGCCGCTTCTGAAGAAGCACAGAAAGCAGCGATCATCGCTGCTACTGATTACATCGATCGTCGGTTTGGTCATGTTTTCCTTGGAGAGAAGCAGTTCTGCGATCTGACTGTCTACGCTTCGAACATCCTTCAGATCACCGAACTGCCTGTTGATGGTGATACTCTCACAATCGGGACTATCACTTACACTTTTCGTGACGCCGCAACAGTGGCCTTTGATGTTGCTATTGGTGCGACCATCGGAGAGGCCACAGGAGCCCTTGTGGCGGCGGTTATGGGCACGGGTGGGGGTAGTGGCACCACAGCGCATCCAAGCGCCTCTGCGGACGTCCTGCTGGGGGTGGGCGACGTCATTGTGCGGGCGCTGGTGCCGGGTGTGCTGGCAACGGCAATCCCAACCACTTCGAGCAATCCCAAGCTGGTCTGGGACTATTCTGAATTGACAGGTGGTCTTGACGAAGCAGAACAAGTTCTGGAATTTCCTCGCACAGTGTTCACGGGAATTCCTATTGCTCTCAAACATGCTGTCGCTGAATATGCAGAGCGGGCGCTGTCTGGTGCCTTGATGCCTGACCCTGTCGTCGATGCGACTGGTGGTTCGTTGATCTTGAACCGTGACAAAGTTGGTCCTGTTGAAAGTGAACAACGGTACTCCGGCGGCGTCATTCAAATCTTCAAGAAATATCCAGCCGCAGATCGGCTTCTGCTTGGCCTCATCTCCTCTGGTGGGGGAGTAATTCGCTAATGTCTGTCGACTATGGCAAACTCGCTGAAAAGGCAAGAAAGCTAATCACTGACAATGGTCGGACGATTACGCTGGTTCGTCAGAACGAGACGCCAATCGATGCAACGAAACCTTGGAATGGTTCGGTCGCCTCTCCTGAAACGACGGTTGTCGTTCCTGCGATGCAGCTTCTGCCAAACGCTGTTCGTGTCTTTGGGCTTTCCGCTCTTGGTGATGCAAGCAAACTCGATGGACTAATCTCTGTCTCAGAATATGTGTATGTTCTCTTTCAGGGAGAAGTTGATCTTCATCAATTCACGTTTGTTCGTGATGGTGGTATCGACTTCAACATCGAGGCAACTCAAGCCCTGAAACCAGCGAATGTCACTCTGCTTGGATTTATAGGGGTGAGACGATGAGCCTGACCTATGCCCAAGCGAATGATGAAATTCTGGCTCTACTGAAAGCAGTCTGGGACCCGACTGGTCACAAGCTGTTCTATGAAGATGTCCGAGATCAGAGAGAAGAGGATCAGTCGCCGTGGGCGATGGTCGTTGTCCGTCATGCGGCGGGACAGCAAGATAGTCTGGGAGGTCGTGGACGGAGAAGCTTCTTGCGACTCGGTGTTGCGATTATCACTATCCACACTCCATCAGGTTCTGGCTTGTCAAATGCCTATGCCTTGGCTAAGGTGGTGGCCGACGCATATGAAGGTGTGTCTTCACCCAATGGAGTTTGGTTCCGTAATGTTCGCGTCAATGAACTCGGTCGGTTTGGTACTTTCTTCCAGACCAACGTGCTCGTAGACTTCGAATACACTGAAACAAAGTAAAGGAGGCCAAGTATGGCACAGGTCCCAAAGATCGACTCCAATATCACCGGCCTTGCCTACGCTGAGGAAGCTCAGCTCGGCCTGCTCCCCGGTGAAGGCGGACTCGGTGGTACACCAGTCTGGTATCGACTGAACCCCAACAGCTACAACGATTTCGGCGGTGAGATCATCACCGTTGCTCCGAACCCGATCAACCCGTCGCGTCAGCGGCGCAAGGGTGTGACCACCGATCTGAACGCGACTGGTGGTATCAACCAGAACCTGACGTTCGAAAACCTGACCGATCTTATGCAGGGTGTCATGTTCGCTGACATTCGCGCACAAGGCGAACAGGTGGTGACCGCCGTCGACATCGATGGTGCAAACCCTGACGAATACGAAGTCGCCTCGACCACTGGCTTCATCGTCGGCAACCTGATCATCGGTCGTGGTTTTGCGAACTCCCAGAACAACGGCGTCAATCAGGTGACAGCGGTCGTTGCTGCAACTTCGATTGAAGTCGCCACTGGTTCGCTGGTCGCAGAAGCTTCGCCGCCGACTGGTGCTGACATCAAGGTCGTTGGCTTCCAGTTCGCTGATGCAGACGCAGCGATCGACGTCAGCGGGAACCTTCCTGCTCTGACCTCGACTGCTGTCGCCGATCTGACCACTCTGGGTCTGGTTCCCGGTCAGTGGGTCTATATCGGTGGTGATCTCGCGGCCAACACTTTCACAGCGGCTGTGAACAACGGCTTCAAGCGCGTGCGCTCGATCACTGCTGACGCAATCACGTTCGACAAGTCGGACGCTGTCATGGTGGCCGATGCAGGTGTCGCTGGCAAGACCATTCGCCTCTACTACGGCGATGTTCTTCGCAACGAAACTGGCTCTCTCATCAAGCGCCGGACCTACAACGTGGAACGCACGCTCGGCGCTCCTGACGATGCTTCGCCCGCTCAAATCCAGTCCGAAGTTCTGATCGGTGCTGTGCCGAACGAATTCACGCTGAACATTCCGCAAGCTGAACTTGCGAACGTCGACGTGACCTTCGTCGCCACGGACAACTCTCAGCGCGACGCAGCGACTGGCCCGAAGCAGAGCAACGTCCAGGACTTCCGGGTTGCTCAAGAGTACAACACCTCGAGCGACATCGGCCGCATCCGTCTGGGTGTCGTGTCTGATGTGGACGAAGCCTCCTCGGCTCTGTTCGCCTACGTCACGGAAGCAAGCATCGCGATCAACAACAACGTCACGCCCAACAAGGCGGTCGGTGTTCTCGGTGCCTTCGACGTGACGGCTGGTACGTTCAACGTGTCCGGCTCGCTGACGGCCTACTTCTCCACTGTTGCTGCGACACAGGCTGTTCGCAACAACGCAAGCGTGACGCTCGACATCAGCTTCGTGAAAGACAACACGGCGCTGGTCTATGATCTGCCGCTCATCTCTTTGGGCGACGGGCGTCTCAGCGTCGAAATTGACCAGCCGATCACGCTTCCGCTCAACACGGATGCTGCATCTGGTCAAGACATCAGCGCCGATCTCGATCACACGCTGCTGGTGACCTTCTTCAACTATGTACCGGACGCCGCGTAATCGCGGCGTCTACCCCACCTAGAACAGGAGATTAAAGATGGGTATGTATGACATTTTCGAGACCGATGAGGACCTCGAAAACGCTGGCATCTGGCTGGACTATGGCGACTTCCGTGTGAAGGTTGCCTCGGCTGGTCAGGGCAACAAGAAATATGTGCGCTATGCCGAAAAGGCTCTGAAGCCGATTCGCCGTGCCATGCAGGCCGGAGCAGTTTCGAACGAACGCTCCATGGCGATCATGTCCGACATCTATGCCAAGACAATCGTGCTCGACTGGCAAGTCAAGGGCGACAACGGCTGGAAGCCCGGCATCGAAGGCCGCGACGGCGAGATCCTTCCCTTCAACAAGGAAGAAGTCCAGAAGGTTTTCGAGGCTCTGCCCAACCTGTTCATCGACGTGCAGGAACAGGCGAACTCGATCTCGAACTTCCGGAAGCAGGAAATCGAGGAAGACTCGGGAAACTGACAGCCGTCCTGGAGTATCAACTCCAGAGTGGGGCGGTGGAACAACAGATCATTGAGCAGGCCGTGAAAACCGGCCAGCCCATACCTAGTCGTATAGAAAATGCCCCTAGCATTATGCCGGGGCTTGAACTATACTACATAGGCTTTCTGGAGTTAACTTCTTCGCGGCAAATGGGCTTCGGCATCGGACCTATCCCGTGGCTCGCGATTGAACAATACTGCATGGTGAAGGGACTTGATGAAGAGCAGCAAGAGGCGATGCACCATCACATCATCGCGATGGACACCGTCTACATAAAGTATCAAGCAAAGAAGCAGAAGTAATGGCCGATCTCATCCAGTTCTCGAAAAACATCAGACGTCGGGGACGTCAGGTTGAGAACTCGGCCGCTGAACTTGTTCGCAGCATGGCTAAACGCACTCTTCGCTCCCTTGTCCAGAATACCAAAGTCGATACCGGGAAAGCCCGCTCCAACTGGCGGGTCGGTATCGGCGCTCCTACGACTGCTGTCATTGAGGCTTACGCTCCCCATGCGAAGGGCAGCAAAGGCACCGGACGAGGAACCTCCGAGACTGCGAATGCCAACGCCACGATCGCTGCTGGTAACGCTCGCATCAACGGTGTGAAAGGTGTGTCAGGTGTCGGTCTGAAGACTGCCATCATCATCTCGAACAACGTACCATATCTCGACAAAGCCTTGCTTCCGGGTGCTGTTGAGGTTTCTATCCGTGAGGCCCAAGCGGTGCTTCGTGGATTTAAGATCTTCAGCAATTCCGGTGGCAGTGACGGAGGCGACATCTAATGGTTACTGAAACCGTCACAGTCAACTTTGTTGAGAACGGCGCTCGAGTTATCAAGCGCCGTATCGATGAAATCGGTGAGTCTGCGAACAAAGCCACTCGGGGCATTTTTCTGCTCAAGCGTGCGCTCTTCGTCTTGGGTGGTGCTGGTGTCGTAAGCAGCCTCGCTAAGATGACTGACGCTCTCACGAACATGGAAAACAAACTGCGTCTGACTTCCAACAGTACGGCGAACTTGGAAGCGGTGCAGAGCAAGCTGTTCGAGTCTGCGAACCGTTCTCGTTCGGCGGTTGAAGCGACGGCATCCATCTACAGCCGTATCGCGCTCTCGGCTCGTAACCTCGGGGCCAGTCAAGAGCAAGTTATCGCGGTCACTGAAACGCTGCAGAAAGCGGCTGTTATCTCGGGTGCCTCTGCCCAAGAAGCGAACGCAGCACTGATCCAGCTTGGACAGGGTCTTGCATCTGACCGTCTGTCTGGTGACGAACTTCGGTCCGTTCTCGAACAGCTTCCTTTCGTTGCTGACATTCTCGTTGACTACCTGAACAAGACTGGTCAATTCGGCAAGGTCACTCGGGGTACGCTGCGTGAACTCGGCACCGAAGGCAAGCTGACTGCTGACATAGTGTTCAAGGCGATTGAGGCTGCACAGTCCGGCGTTGATGCTCTGTTCGCAGAAACCAATCCGACGATTGAACAAGCGTTCAACGTCGCCCGAAACAACATCTTGAAATTTATCGATGACTTTGATGATGCGACTGGTGCAAGTGCGAAACTTGCCAAAGCGATCATCGTCGTATCTGAGAACATCGATTTCATTGTCGCTGCTCTGGCTCTGGTTGCTGGTGGCTTTGCTCTGTCCTTTGGCGCTTCGGTGCTTGCGACCATCAATGGATATGCGGCTGGCTTCACCCGCGCTGGTGCTGCGATTGCCCGCTACGCCTCGATCCAAGTCGCTTCTGCAACGAGCCAAGTGGCCGCGACGACTGCTGTTCTCGCTGACAGCCGCGCTCGCCTCGCGAACATTCAAACTCGGTCTGTTCAAATCGGAGCAACTCTGCGAAATGCTCAGGCTGAATATGCTGAAGCGACTGCGGTGTTCCAAGGTGGCCGCGCTCGTTCCACGGCGACTGGACAGTTCATCGGTATGCAGGCAGCGCGTGATCGCCTGACGGCTGCGACCATTCGCCTGACGGCTGCTGAAAACGCGAACAATATCGCGACTGGCAGAAGCGTTGCACTGTCCGCCCAGACCACGGCGGCTGAGACGGCACAGGCTGCGGCACGGACGCGTCTGGCAGGGGCTACAGCCGCCCAGAGCGGCATCCTTGTGCGTCTGGCAGCTACGTTCCCGCTGCTCACTGGTGTTATCCGGGGTGCAACTGCTGCGATCGGTATCTTCTCTGCTGCGCTTCTGGCAAATCCGATCGGGCTTGTTATTGCAGCGATCACGGCTCTGCTTATCCTGTTCTTCACCTTGGGCGACAAGATCAAGGTCACTGCTGATGGCGTGGTGAGTTTCAAAGACGCCACAGTCGCAGCATTCCAGCTTCTGTTCGAAGCCCTCGCTCCATTCGTTGGTCCTGTTTGGGATGCAATCTCGAATGCTCTTGCAGCAACTCGTGATTTCATTGTGGACGCGGCTGGTGTTATCTCGACAGCTTTCTTCAACGCTGTTGAGAATATCATCGACGCATTCACGTTCATTCCTCGTGTGGTTATCGGCGTGGTAGCTGGGGTTATCGCAGCCTTCCAAGCACTGCCCGGTCAAGCGGCTGCGGTTGCGACAAGTATCGCCAACGCTCTGATCGGTGGTTTCGAAGCATTCGCCAACGGTGCTATCAAAGCTATCAACACTGTGATCAGAGCCTTGAACGCGCTGCTCAGCTTCGTTGGTGCTGAAAAGGCTGCTGAATTCTTTGGGTTCAGTGGTCAGCTTTCTGAACTTTCTGAAGTCACTCTGCCTCGCTTCACTGATGCGGCGGCTGATGCTGGTGTAGAAGCTGGCGACGCTTTCATCAACGGGTTCAACAAAGTCTACGAAGGTGGCAAGATCGCCAACATTGGAACGGGCATCGCGAATGCGCTGGCTCCTGTTGGTGACGCTATCATCGATCGTGCTCGTCAGAACATCGCAAACGAGCCGCCCAAGGCGGGAGCGTTGGAAGATCTCGCTGGTACAAATCCAGGTGGTCCTGGCGCTGGTGCTGGTGGAGGCGGGGGTGCTGGTGGAGCCAACGAGAAAAGCTTCGCTCAAGAACTGGCTGAGATCCAACAAAAGATCGAGCTCGAGAAGCAGTACGGTCTGCAGAAAGAGATCAACAATCAGATCCTCGCTATCGAGAAAACTCTGAAGCGTGACTTGTCTGCTACCGAGAAAGAGCAGGTCGCAACGGCTGTTCAGCTTCTGGAAATCTCGAAGGCTTATGGTTCCATTCTCGAGGAAATCAAAGGACCTCAAGAAGCCCTGCAAATCGGGCAGGCTGCACTGAACCAACTGTTCGCAGAAGGTGCAATCAACCTCGAGAACTACAACAGCAAACTTCGTGAACTTCAGATCAACGCTGACAAAGCTGCCAACACGATCGGCGGAGGTTTCCGGGCTGCTATCGCAGGAAGCATCCAGTCTGCTGGTGAGTTTGGTGAGGCGCTCGGCGGTGTGGTGGTCGGCGCTGCTGGCAAGGCCGCAGACGCGATCGTTGAATTCGCTCAGACTGGTAAACTCAACATTCGCGCATTCTTTGCAGATCTGTTCGCTCAGCTTCTGAAACTCGCTGCTCAGCGTCTCTTGCTTTCCTTCCTCGGTGGCTTCTTGGGCATTCCCGGTGGTGGCCTCGGTGGTGGTGGTCTTCCTGGATTCGCAAGTGGTGGCTCTATCTTGCCCAGTGGACCTGGATCAACCGATTCGCAAATAGTAGCATTTGCCAAGAGACCTGATGAGCGTGTAGACATACTTACGCCGGGTCAGCAACAGGCCAAGAAGAACGGTGAAGGTCAAGGCGGTGGAACTACGATTGTTCAATCTCCGCCTGTGAATGTCGCCGCTGTTCTCAGCCCAAATGACATCATCGGGGTGTTCAATGATGGCGGTGACACGCAAATCATTAACATTCTGCAACGTAACGCTACGACCGTAAGACAAATCGCCCAGTCGTAAGGAAAGAACAACATGCCCTTCTCAACTGGGACAGCCCGTCACTCCACAGAACTTCTGAACAAGATCAATGCTCACCTTGTGGCAAACTCTTGGACGAAGCTTCGTGGTGATACAGATTTGAATTGTGCCAGTCCGAAATCTGCTCGCTACTGGCGAATGGTTGTTTTTGAAACTCAGACTACGAATTCGACAACTCGTGGTCTTCAGCTGCTTAATTTGCGTACGACCGTTGGTGGTGCGAACGTTGCGACTGTTGGTGCGAACTGGACCGTCTCTGACGTCTCTGTCGGTTCCCCTTCTCTGCTTGTTTCTGGTGGTGTCGTTCGTTCAGGAAACATCGGCGCATCTCGTGCTTGGTGGTGTACCTACGACTTCGGCGTTGCGACGACAATTCGTGAAGTCTACTTCCGCGCTGATAGTTCGACTGGTCCCACCCCTCGCTCTTGGGTTATCCAATGGTCTAACGACAATGAAACCTGGACCACGATGTGGGAAGGATCTTCGATCAGCATATCCGCGAACGCTTATTACACTTGCACTTTCGGTGATGGATATCTCTCGCCCGTCCATATCGCCTCTAACGCTGCTCGTCGTTCTGGATCTATTGAAGATCAACTTAGTGATGCTAACTGGGAAGGCAACGGCGGTCGTCATTTCAGCAACGATTATTTCGTGTGGCAGGGCAACGGCTACGACGCAGATCGTCGCGTATTTATTCATGCGAGATCTCACTCTTACCCAGCAGTCAACTCCGAGTTCATTGAATTCAACTTTTCAGTTCAATACAATTCTTTACTGAGAGATTTTCAAGATCAAGTTGGGACTTCTGGTTTTTCACTATTTCATCTTCATGGTGGTGGGACGATTTCCTATTGGATTTATTCCAATTCGAAGAGAATTATCCTCGTCACCAAGACTGGCGCAAGCGATTACTGCACTTCCTACATCGGTTTTATGTCCGCTTTTGCAGATCCTGATTATTATCCATTCCCTCTCATAATGGCATCTACAGCAGCAGATCGTTCTGCTGTTTACGCGACCACAGACAATGGCTTGAGCAGTATGGTTGATCCCGGATTTGGAAATCTCATCGCTCGTTATTGGGATGGAACTGTGAAATCTGGTGGAAACAGAAATCCAGGACCAGTTGAGGGTTATAATATCAGCGGATCAACTTCTCCGTTTCCTTACGTCTGGCCGCACTATTTTGGAAAGTGTAACAACAACGATCGTTTTCCTGACAATATGGGGGCTGGTACTTCTGGCTCTCTCTATAACAATCAGACTCTCATGGAGAAACTGGTTCCGACTGTTCAAGATGATTTGCCGCTTATTCCAGCACTTATTCAAGATCATGAGTATGGAAATCTTGGTGCGATGGATGGAGTTTTCATTCTCCCGGGAGGCGGCATTGTCGCTGCTGAACAAGCTTTGACAATTAGCGGTGTGAACTACAAAATCTTCCCGAACAGGACGCGTCGACTCGGTGCTTCTTGGATGGCAGTTAGAGAGGACTGATATGACTTACGCGACAGGTTCTGGTGACTACAATGCTCTCATGGCCGCTGTTCTTGCTGTGGCTATCACTGATGGTTGGACGACGTCTGGTGGGACTTGGCCGATTTCCAAAGGAAACGTGAGGGGCGTGGCTTGGTCCACCAGAACGATCGCTGCAACTGACTATCTTAGCGGCATTGGTCTTGCTCTGACTGAGCGGATTATCGAAATCGCTATCGGTACTTCTCTCGCCAACGCAACTGCGAACGCTGCCATCACTGCGAACTGTGTTCAGGTTCGTGGAATGAACTATGCTATCAGCGAATGGCATATCTTCACTGATCCAGCAAATTTCAATTACATTCATGTTGTCACTCGTTCTTCGAATGGTTACGATGCAGATGTGTATCAGCATTTCTCTTTTGGAGAGATTGACAAAGGCGGCATGACTTACGGATCGATCGCTTATGCTGCGTCTTCGAATCGTCGTCCGTATGTCGCACTTATTCCAAGTTCTTCAACGAACACGAACCAATCTTACGATTGGAATTGCGGTCTGAATGCGAATTATCCATCTCATATGTCTGGTCGAGTTCCAACTCCAACTATCTACGATCGTTTGTCTGCTGGTACGAACAATATAGTTTTCATCATAAACCCGACATCGAGCCCTGTTCCTGAAACTGGTGGCTGGCCTGGAACAGATGTTGTGGTGACACAAGGTTCTGTGCTAGACTCAGCTGCACCCGACAATACGCCCTCGACTAACGTCAGATCTCTTTCCTTGGGTGCGACTGTGAGTGCCTTCGGTATGAATTTCATTGTCGGCACAGCGAATGTTCAACCATATTCTGGTGGTGTCTCTCTGTCACCTTTGCCTTTCATCGTTCTGAATGGAACTGGTATTTCAGCAATTGCTACGTTCCTCGGCATGTTCCCAGGAGCCCGCCTCTGTTCTATGAAAACTTTCAACGGTGGCGATGAAGTCACTTATTCAACCGAAACTTGGAAACTTTTCCCGCTTTTGAAGAAAACTGATTTTGCTCAGATGCAACAATCATCAATCGTCTCTAGTGGAGAAACTGGATACGCCTATAAGAAGGTTGCTTGATGCCAGCTTTCGGTCTATTCGATTATGGAAAAACGGCGTTCATCAAACGTCCTCTGGTTGTTTCACACCCAGATCAATTTCCATTTATTGTAAACGGTGTTGAGAGAGCCGGACCTTTCTGGTCTGGCAATGATAACCAAGTCGCGTTGGATTATGCCAAATGGTTTTGTCCCTCTTTTGGGTCCGTCGTTCCTGAAACTGGTACTGGTGTTCTTCATACTCAGGCCAGCCAGCATTACGATTTCCATTATCGTTTCTGGGTTATTCCTTCAGAACTTCGCTTGGCAAACCCTCTGATTGGCACAGACATTCCATTCATTATCTGGAACACTTTTCCAGAAAATCAAAGCTACGATGATATTCTCGTTCTTGGATCAGAAGTTCTGACATTTGATAAGACTGTTAGTGTTGACTCTATCAGAGATTTTGAATGGCAGGTCGTTAATGTTCAGATCGGTCCTGGTGAATCCAATGTGGACGCGCTCATCGAGTTCGTCTTCCCTCTGGGCAATGCTTTTCTTACTATCATCGCTACAGTCTCTGAGACTTTCAATCTTATTCCTGATGTGCCTGTCAATGAGACGTGGGAATATCTCACAGAGATCTTGACGGCATACGATGGAACAGAGCAGCGCATTTCTCTTCGGCGCAATCCTCGTCGTAACATGGAGTTCTCTGTCGAAATCATTGATCTCCAGCAGCGTCGTGAACAATACGAACTTCTGTTCAAGAATACTGGTATTCAGGCAATCATTCCTGCATATCAGCACGCGACAAGGATCACTCAGACAACTTCCATCGGTGGAAGCAGACTTTATTTCGATGCCTCGAAAACTCAAATGCGAGTTAACGAAAGCATCGCTATCATTAATATCAAAACCCAGGAAGCCCAAGTGTCGAAGGTGACCGCTATCTACAGCGACGGTGTTGACATTGGTTCTGCTGTTGGGCAAGATATTGATAGTTTGAATTATGTCTATCCCTGTCATGCGATGATCATCCAGAATAACTCCAGCATAACCATGCAAACGATCACTGGTCGTATGGATATACGGGCTGAGGGCTTCTCACAACCTTCTCTGTCGCGTCCTGGAGCCAGCGTCTCAATAGACGTTGTCGATGGTTTGAACGTCATGCGTATCAGACCACTTTCGAGTGCTGATGAATTGTTTGGAAACCGCGCTGATATCATCGATTTTGATACTGGCTTGAAAGCTATTCTTAGGAAAGCTGATCCTCATCCAACTCTCTCTGGAAATCGTTCCTTCCTGATCAAGCGTTATGATCGGTCTGAAGACGAGGACTATATGCGAGAGTTCATCGATCAGGCTCGCGGGGCGCAGAAAGCGTGGCTCATGCCGACTTGGCTGCCTGACTTGACGCTGGCACCTATCGCCACTCCTGATCCTCTTGAAGGAACCTTGATCATCAACGAAGTGAACTATCCTTCGTTGTTCTTCCCGTATCCGACTTGGCAATACATCATGATCCAGTATGGAACTCTCGCTCCAACATTCCACAAGGTGACTGCTGCCTCTGTTCGTGAAGACGGGTATGTCGATCTTTCTTTCACTCCCTCCTTGGGTTCTGATCCATTGGTTTCCGACATCACATCCATCAGCTTTATGCTGAAAGTTCGTGGGACAGATACAATTCGCAGACGCCATGAGCATCGTGAAACGGTGTACTCGTGGGGCATTCAGACAACGGATCACAGCTGATGGTATATCAAGTACAAGAAACAGGCATACAGTCTGGCGCTCCGATCGAAGTGTTCCGCTTCACCGGGACTTACAACAGCTATTACTTGACGAGTTACTACGAAGCTGTGACAGTGAATGGCCAACTGTATTCTCCTCTCACGATTGAGCGCAACGCTCTTAAGGTAGGAACCCAAGAGGAAGATCAGCTGGCTCTGGAAGTGACGATCCCGTTCAACCACGCGATGGTTCGTGAATACGCTTACGATCAGGCACCTCCAACTCTTGTTTGTGAAATCTTTCGAGTTCATGACACTGATTTTAACGACAGCGTCCTTTTGTGGAAAGGTCGTGTTACAGCTTTCACAGTTGAAGGTCAGCTTGCGAAATTGCGAGTTCCCGCTATCTTCGGATACATCATGGCTGGCTCTGCACCGACACCACGTTATCAGGCTCCGTGTAATCATGTTCTCTATGATGTTCGTTGTGGTGTCAGTGAAGTTGCCAATCGTCAGTCCACAACCATCACCGGAGTTCTCAACAACATCATTACTGTTGCTTCCAATTCCTTCACTGGTACAGATCTGATTGCTGGTATGCTTCGTCTGACTTCTTCTGGAGAAGCTAGAATGATTGTCAGCGTGACTGGACTTGACATAACAGTCACGTATCCGTTCTCAAATATTGCTATTGGAGGAGCGGTCCAACTGCTTAGGGGTTGTGACCATAGCTTCGACACGTGTAAAGCTAAGTTCAGTAACGGCGCACGCTACGGTGGAACCCCGCTGGTTCCGGCAAGAAACCCATTCACGAGCAAGATATGATCTGGTTCACTCTCGCATTATTCATCGTCTCGTTTCTGATCACGGCTCTGCTTGCGCCGAAGCCTGAATTCGAGAATGCCAGAGCAGATCAACTTGACAGCGTTCAGTTCCCGCAGGCCAGTGAGAATTCACCCATACCTCTCGTCCTTGGGCGAGTTCGTATGAATGGACCGAACACTCTCTGGTATGGAGATTTCCAAGCTGTTCCGATCACCCAGAAAGTAAAGACTGGTCTTTTCAGTTCGAAGCGAGTGATTATCGGTCACACTTACTATCTCGGTTTGGATATGGGCCTGTGCCTTGGTCCGAACGTTGATTTGCGTGAGATCTACATCGACGAAGAACTTGCTTGGTCTGGAAATACTTCTGGAGTGAATGAAGTCAACATCACTATTTCTAGTGGCGCGCTTTTCGGCGGCTACAAAAAAGGTGGTGGGTGGATCAGCACCGGAAAGTTCTATGGTGGTGATTTCACCCAAGGAGTTGATGCCTATCTCGAAAGTCAAGTCGGCGTTGGGAATGTTCCTGCCTACAACGGTTTGAGCCACATCGTTTTCAACAAAGCGAAAATCGGTGAGAGCGCTCAGCTTCGTAAAATGGCTTTCGTCCTTGAAAGCTATACCAACGCTCTTGGTCTTCCCGATAACGGAACCTGCAACGGCGGCAATGACATGAACGTTGCCGAAGCGATTTATCAAATTCTCATTGATGGTTGGCGCGGTCTTGGGGTTAACTCTGACGATATTGACATTCCGGCTCTGGTCGCAGTTGGCACTATTCTGCACGCTGAACAGAATGGTTGTTCTATTCTTGTGACCAGCGAGTCCGAAGGTAAACGTCTCATCTCAGAACTGCTTCGTCAGATAGATGGTATCATGTACCAAGATCCCGACAGTGGCAAAGTGACGATTTCTCTGATCCGCGATGACTATGTTATCGATGATCTGCCGATATTCGACGAGAACGATATTCTTGAAGTGAAAAGCTTCACTCGCACTTCCTGGGACGAAGTTCAATCCCAGGTGAAAGTCACGTTCCCGCAGCGTGATCGCGAAAGTGAAGCAGTTGCAATCTCTCAAGACATGGCTGTGATCGCTACGATCGGTCGCCTTCGTTCTACCACCTTGGGCTTCCCCTTCGTCTACGATGCCACACTGGCAAACGCAATCGCTTCTCGTGAACGTTCTCAGCGTTCAGTGCCGCTTTTCCGCGCGACTTTGGAAGTGAACCGCAATGCGAACCAACTTCGTCCAGGACAACCTTTCCGTTTCTCTTGGCCGGACTATGGTATCGTTGATCTGGTCATGCGAGTTCAGCGCTTTGACCTCGGCTCACTGACCAAGGGAAAGATCGTCATCGAAGCAATTCAAGATCGTTTTGCATTGAGCGATGTTGTTTTCGCAAATCCCCAGACTAGTGGCTGGGTCAACGTCGTTTACAGCCCTGTCGACATCGTGCTTTCTCGCATTGTACAAATGCCGAGGTTCTTTACATCAAAGTTGGTAAATCCCATTCCGAGCGAGAACTATGGAACTCTCTGTGTGGCTTCAAAGCCATCGAATGCTTCTACTGCATACTCGGTTCATGTTCAAGAACCTGGAGAAACTGTAGCAGAAGGATCGCTGGAACCTGGAGACATTTTCTTTCAAGGATCTGGCTTGCTAACAACGGCTTATTCAAGATCTGCTGGTTTCGTCGATGGTCTAAATGCAACTGGCATGTCACTGAACAGTGTTATCGGTGATTTCGTCGGAACCACAACGACGATCTTGAAGAATGGCTATGTGAACATCATTCTGGTTGATGACGAATTCATGGCTTTCGAAACTGCGATCGATGGAGGCAGTGGAAACTGGACTCTTTCCAATATCTATCGTGGGCTTTTCGGAAGCCAGATCGCTGATCACGCTATGGGCGCTCGTGTATATTCAATTCCGGTTGAAGCATTCAGTGAAGGTAACATCGCTTTCGCTACAGGTGTGAACTACAATTTCCGTCTTCTGGACACCGCTGGTGGCGCGACACAGCTTCCTGAAGAGGTTACTGCCCAAGTGGTGAACGTTAGTTCAGTGAACAATCTCAATGAGAGACCGAATCGTCCTGGATATCTCACCCTCAACGGCGTTCGAGAATTCAATCCGCTGATCACTTCTACCGTCGCTCTTCCAGTTACTTGGAGGCCCAGAGACTACAGAGTTGAACCCATCACGTTTGAAGATGGTGCTGCTGAAACTCCTGCGTGGAGCGAAACTTACATCATCGACGTTTTCGTCGGTGGGGTGAGAAATTCCACTCTTTCTGGAAGTGTCGGTGCTGGTGTCACAACATACAACGTTCCTTTCAATCTGACGACAATCAACAATGATGATGTGGAAATTCGTGTTCTCCCGAATGATAGCACGAATTCAAAAAGTGGCCTTTTCTATGCTGGCTACCCGATCCGTCTTCGTCAGACGACTTACGGTCTGTCTATCACGAACCCTGGATCAGAAAGCGGCGTCAGCGGTTGGACTTCCTCCTTGGGCACTCTTATATCCAAGGTTGGTGGAAGCGGCTTCCCTGCTGCCAGAACTGGATCTAACTATTTCGCATTCTCGAACAACTCCAATGGTATGGCCTATCAAGATGTAGCCGTTCCCGGTGGAGCAAACGCTGTGGTCGATGCAGGAACTGCGACAGCGGTCATCAGCTATTGGCAAGCTGCTTTAGCAGCCAACAATGACAAAGGTCGCATTGACCTTGAATTCTTCGATGCTGGTATGGTTTCGCTTGGAACTGTGACAAATCCCGATAATTCTCCCGGAGCGGCCTTTGTCAACTACATCGCAAGTGGAACTATTCCTGCTCTGACCAGAACGATCCGTATCAAGTTGGTTGGCACTTGGGTCACCGGTTCTTCCTGTGACGCTCTCTTCGAAGACATATCGGGGTTCATCGCATGACCGAAGAAGAAATGAACAATCGCTTCATGCACCGTCGGCGTATTGCTCAATGGAGTTTCGCGCTGATGAGCATCACTCTTCTTGGGCTGATTATGTTTGCTTTGATCAGTGATGTGAACGCCCAAAGAGTTGCGAATATTCAGTGGCTGATCGGTACAGCGGCGGGTCTGTGGTCAACGCTCACTCTGGGTTATTATGCCGCAGCAAGCTATGAGCAAGGAACGGCAAAGTGAGACTGCATGGGGACGTCCAGGAGGGCCGTTGTGGGGTGGTAGGTGGTAGGGTAGCGGCAAGGGGCGGCAAGCCATGCCCTGCCCTGCCCTGTGGCCGCGTTGCGTGCCCTGCTGCCCATGCCCCCGCAACCAGCGCGTCCACAGAGTTCTCAAGGAGGTATTCGTATGCTCTCTAGGGTTGTGCTAAAGGACATTTTGCCTTATATCATCGTTATCGCTGCGCTCGTGGGAGCGTATTTCTATATTCGGCACGATGCCTACAACGATGGCGTTGCAGACACGACGTTGAAATATGAAAATGCAATCCAAGATGAGCGTGAGCGCCTCTCAGCGGCAAGCGAAGCTGCACTCAGGGAAGCCCGCGCCAAGGAAGCAGAACTGAACCGGCTACTGAGAGAAAGAGATGCAACTATATCTCAACTTGAACAAGAGGCAAATTCTGATCCTGACGCTTCTCGCCCCGCTATCTCTATTGATGGCGTGCAGCGGCTCAATAGGATCCGTTGAACCTCCCAAACTGGCACCGCCGCCAGACTCTTTGATCGCATCTTGCGCTCGACCTGTTCTCCTGCCTTCTCGTGTACTTTCGCAGTCCGAAGCCGAGACCTTCTGGGTCAGAGATCGGGCAAATCTTATCACTTGCGGGGAACGACATAAGGCTCAAACAGAGTTCTACAGATCCCGCGACTCCAAGGTTATGGGAGAGACTAATTGACTGATGAGCAGCGTATAAGAGACCTCGAGCGTGAACTCGAGGCCGAGAAAAAGGTGGCGGTTAAGTTGGAACTTCATGTTCAACAGCTTGAGGATCGCTTCGAGAAGTATATTTCTGAACAGAAAGAACTTGAGAACAAGAAAATGAGAACTGCTCTCATTTGGGCTGGTGGTGTCATTCTTGCTCTCGGGAGTTTCATTTTCAGTGAAGTGATCTGGCCGGTGATCAAAGCAGGATTGAATAAACCATGACCCAATATAAGATCCTACACATTCTTCAGTACGTGATTTTCAGTATGATCGCTATTGTCATCATGATGGTTGGTCCTCCCATGGAACGATTGCTGTTTCCGGTGATCACCAAATTCGAAATTCCGAAAGAAGCCATCGTTCGTCTACCCGATGGATCAACTCAGATATCTGGAGTCCTTATAAAGGCTAGAGGAGAATGTGAACCTGTTCGAGGATCACTCACTGTCTTCACTGATGAATTTGTCAATTCTGAGGATCATCCAGCGAAACCGGTCAAAATCATCTTTGAGCCTCAAACTGAATGGTACACCAGACCATCAGGATCTCAATATTTTGGTCCTTGGAGATTGATTCCCCCAGAGCCTCCACTTGGGCCTTCTCTGATCATGCGAATTCGCCACCGCTGCCACCCATTCTGGGAAATTGAAACTGTTCTGTTCACTGGTCTTACCAGCGATTTCTTTTCAACGAAGGAAATAACTGGTCAAACTCCATGGGAAAAAGGAGAACGTAATGTCGTCGACTAACTTCAAAATCTGCACCGAGTGGGCACTGGTCCATGAAGGTGGATATGTCAATCACCCAAAGGATCCGGGTGGTGCGACAAACAAGGGCGTGATCCAGCGCACCTATGACGGGTATCGCAATCGCATCGGCAAGCCTCGTCAGTCTGTTCGCAGCATCACGATGGCCGAGGTTCTGGACATCTACAAATCCCAATACTGGGACTTGATCCACGGCGATGACCTACCTGCTGGCCTCGACTATGCGATGTACGATTTCTCGATCAACTCCGGTCCTTCCCGCGCTGTGACGTTCTTGCAGGAAATCCTTGGTGTGAAGGTCGACGGCGTGATGGGCAACGTCACTCTCGGCGCTATCAAACGTCGCAACGATATCAGCGGTCTCATCCAGGCTCTGTGCTTGAAACGCTGGAACTGGATGAAGCGTCTGTCCACGTTCAAGACCTTCGGCAAAGGCTGGACCCGTCGTGTGATGGGCGATGTCATTGACGGCGTGCAGGCTGGCAAAGATCATGGCGTCATCGATCGCGCTGTCTGGTTGTTCGAAGGCCAGACCAACATCGCTGCTCCGCTCATGGCTGCACCGGGCAAGGCCGAAGCCGAGGACATGGCCCTGATGGGACAGGCCAAGGACGAGCTGAATATCGACAGCCTTGGCAAGATCAGCGCCGGTATCATTCCCGGAGCCTTGGCTACCGTGACCGCTCTCCCGCCCGGTCCTCTGCAATGGGCGGCGGCTGGCATCTTTGT